TCTCGAATCATATGTCAGGAATATCGAGCAATACATCGGTGAAGGCAATTACCAGGCCCAGGTGCTGCCGCAGGAGCAGGTCGATGCGCTGGAAGCGTTATTTGGTGGCGCGGCCGGTGGCGGCAAGAGCGACGCGCTGCTGATGGGCGCGCTTCAACATGTCGACGTTCCTGGTTACTCGGCGCTTATTTTGCGCCGGACGACCACGGACCTCGCGCTTCCCGGCGCGATTATGGATCGGGCCGGGGAGTGGCTTCGGCCGACTGCGGCTCACTGGAACGACATCAAGAAAACGTGGCGCTTTCCAAGCGGCGCCACGTTGACTTTTGGCTATTTGGAGACCGAAAAGGACAAGTACCGTTATCAAGGCGCCGAGCTCCAGTTCGTTGCTTTTGACGAGCTGACGCAGTTTCAGGAGTCGCAATATCGGTACCTCCTCAGCCGTTTGCGCCGCGTGAAAACGGGTGCGCTTGGCAAAGTGCCGATTCGCATGCGGGCCGCCACAAACCCCGGCGGCATTGGTCACGCGTGGGTCGCCGCGCGATACGGCATTGACGAGCACGGTCGGCAGTCACCGGAGGTTGCGGCGACGCGGCCGTTTGTCCCATCGACGCTGGAGGACAACCCTCATCTCGACGTCGAAGAATACCGGCAGACGCTGGCGCAGCTTTCGGCGACCGAGCGGCTCCAGCTCGAGCGCGGGATGTGGGTGCAGGACACAACCGGGCTTGTGCTCCCGCTGACGTCGCAGTGTATTGTCGACGTGGCGCCGAAGGGTTTGCGGTGCGTGCTTGGGATCGACGTCGGATCGTCGGAGGTCGAAGAAACGCTCGGCGTTTCTGTCGTTGGATGGCTGCCCGGCGTGCCCGGAAAGGCGTGGGTCATCCACGCCGAGAAGCATACGGCGATGCTCATGAGCGACCTCGCGCGCCGCGTGCGGGAGCTCGAAGAGCGCTTTGCCATCGAGGCCATGATCCTCGATGAGGGCGCGCTTGGCGCTCAGTTTGGCCGCGAGCTCCGCGCGCGTTTTCGACTCCCCGTGGTCGCGGCGCAGAAAGCAAATCGCGTGGGGTACGCGAAACTTTTTCGCGATGCGGCTCGAGGTGCGGCGCAGCCGGAAGACCGCGAGGACATTTCGAGGCTGTATGTGCACCGCGAGGACGCGGCGCCGCTTGTCGCCGAGGCTGGCGAGCTCGTGTGGCACGACAACGGCCGGGATATGATTGGCGCGCGCCACGTTTACGATGCCTCGCTTTACGCTTGGCGTCGGGCGCTCGCTTATCTTGAGGAAGCGGGGCAAGATGCGCCGAGGCCGGGAACGGCTGAGCACGAAGAAGCCGAGCGCGTGCGCCGGCAAATGGAAGCGACAAAGCGCGCTCAAAAGCGTGGCGCGTGGTGGAAAGGTGGCCGCTGATGGCTAGCAGTAAGACGAAAAAGGGCCTGCCGCCGCGCCGAATCAACGGCGAAGATCCTATGCGCGCGGACGGCCCGCTTGAATGGTGGCGGATGGACGGCAGCGCGGCCGCTAAGTGCATCTCCGCGCAAGTGCGGCGCGCACGCGAGGACGACGAGTCGCGCATTGACCGAATCAAGCGCGACCTTTCGCTCTACCTCAACCGCCGGATTTCCTCGCTTGATGCGTGGACATATTCGCGAGCGGCCGACCGCACCGAGGACGATCCTCGGCTCAACGTCGCTCGGTCGGTGGTTGACACTCTGCACGCGCAAATGGTCAAGGCGCTTCCGCGCTCGACGCCGTTGACCGAAGACGGGACGTGGACAGCGCAGCGTCAGGCAAAGGCGCTTGGGCTTTTTCTCGACGCCGTCAAAGACCGAAACGACTGGCGCACGACGTTTCCGATGCTTGTGCGTGACGCGCTCGTTATGGGTCCAGCCATTGCTCGGTGCTGGTCGCGCGTCGAAAACGAGGACGTGGGCGAGATCAAGCTCACCCGCGTGCTGCCGCACGAGCTCTTGGTGGACGCGGTCGATGCGGCATACGGAAAGCCGCGGTGCGTCTACTACTGGAGCCAGGTCGACCGACGCGTTGCCCAAGAGACGTGGCCGGAGGCACGAGAGGCGCTCGAGCGGGCGCCCCGAAGCGAGCAGCAAGGCACGACGTATCGTCAGGGCTCGGACCAGGTCGACATCGTCGAAGCGTGGCATTTGCCGTCTCGCAAGGGTGGCGATGATGGGCAGTATGCGGTGGTCGCTCTTGGATGCGACGAGCCTTTGATCACTCGGGAATGGAAGCGCTCAACCTTTCCGTTCGCAATCCTGCCGTATTCCCAGGGCTTCTTCGGTTTGCTTGCCGGCTCGACGCTGGTGGACGAGGTCGCCGGGCTGCACACAACGCTCAACGAAGTGGATGAAACGGTGCGCGATCGAATCGCGCAAAGCACCGGATTTTTTGTCAACTTCATGGGCAGCAAACTCAAGCTGCGCTTGGACAATGACACCGGCGTCAAGATTTACGATGTCGAGGCGCCGCCGGAGGCCAACGCGATTCAATACTACTCGCCGAACCTTGTCAGCGGCGAGCTCGTGAGCGAACGCGACAGGCTTTTGTCGCTGGCGTATCAGATGCCTGGCGTTTCTCAGCTTTCAGCGCGCAGCATGAAGCCGGCCGGGCTTTCAAGCGGCGTGGCGTTGCGCGAATACCAAGACGTTGAGGCCGAGCGCTTTGCGGCGTTTGGCAAGGCCATTGAGTCGTTCGAGCTGCAAATCAGCGCGCTCATTCGCGCCGAGGCTCGCGACTTGTACGAGGCCGGATATAGCGTCGAAGTCAAGGCGCCGAGCCGTAAGCGTGGGCGTCGCATCATGGAGCGCATCAGATGGAAGGACCTGGCGCGCGCGGAGGCAGACCTTGAGATCCAGGTTTTCCCGGCGTCGCAGCTCCCCCGGCAGCCGGCCGGTCGACTGGCGATGGTCGAGCAGCTCATTGCTGCCGGATTCCTTGGCAAAGACGATGCGATGCGGCTCCTCGACTTCCCGGACGTCGAGGCGACCATGAGTGAGCAGCTCGCGCCGTATCATCTCGCGCTCGAATGCGTGGAGAGCATTCTCGAAGACGGTGAGCTCGTGCCGCCCATCCCCGAGATGGACCTCGCGCTTACTGCGCGCGTTGCAAACCTCGCGATTCTCCGCGCCACGCTTGACCGCGCGCCGGATGATCGAATCGGAATGCTGAGGACGTTTGCGAATCAGGTGCGCGAGCTCGCAAACCGCGCAGCGCAAGCGCAGGCTGGCGGAGGCGCGTTTGTGCCGCAGGCGCAAGGACAGATGCAAGCGGGACTGCCGCAGAACGCGGCGCCGCAGGGTCAGGCTGTGATTGCCTGAGAAGAGAGGGAGCATGAGCGAAGAAACCCAGGCGCCTGGCGCGTCAACCGAGGCGGCTCCGGCCGCGCCTGCGCCAGCGAAAGGCCCAACGACCTCGCGCGATTGGATCGCGCAAGCGCGGGGCAAAATGCAGTCAATGGGCCTTGGCCTCCCCGACCCCGTCAGTCCAACGGCGCCCACCGACCCGGCGCCAGCGGCATCGGAGCCGGTCGCCGAGTCTGCTGCGCCTAGCGCGGCGGCATCGGTGCTTGGTGGCGCGGTCATCCGGCCACCCGAGGCGCCGGCACCGGAGGCCATCGACGCGAGCGACCCGCGCGCCATGACCGCGATGGCGCAAATCATTGCGCTTGAGCAAGCGGCGCGGCAGCGCGAGCAAGAGCTTTCCGCGCGCGGTCAAAAGCTGCTTGCGTGGGAAAAAGCCGAGGCCGCCAAGGGTGAGGGCAAGTTGCTTGACGCGCTCGACGCGCTCGGAATCAGCTACGAAGATTTGACCGCATACGTCGTGCGTGGCGACGCCAAGCTTTCGGAGCCCACCGAGGCGCTGCGGCAGCTTGAGGCTCGGCTTGAAGCCGAGGCTGCGGAGCGCAAGGCGCTGGAAGAGCGGCTCACGCAACAGCAGCAGGCCGCCGCCGAGGCCAGGGTCCAGGCGTACAAGGCCGACATTGCGGCCAAGCTAAAGGCCGACACGGCCCGCTGGGAGCTCCTACAGTCGCCGGTCGGCAACGAGGGGCGAAACCCGGTTGACCTCATCGAATCGACGATTGAGGCTCACTTTTACGCGACCGGCGGTACCATTGACCAGGCGACAGGGGCGCTTGTCGGTGGGGAGCGCTTGACGTGGGACGCGGCCGCCGACATGCTGGAGGCCGAGATTGAGCGTCGCACGCGTGAAGCTGCGACAGTTGGCGGCGAGAAGCTCCGACGGATCCTCGGTCTTACGGCGCCGGTTGCGCCGACATCTCCGCCCCCGGTCCAGGCACCAGCGCCGACGCACGCCGCGCCGACGCCAACCCCGACCACGGAGGTCGCGACCAGGTCTCCCGAGCCAGGCTCTATGCCTCGGCACGCGCGGGACTGGAGGGCCGCTGGCCTGCGAGAAGCCGCCCGTCACCTCAAAGGCCGCTAATAGCGGCGTGACGGGTCGATAGGAGATTTGTCATGACCGCAACCATCAGCACCTACGAAGCCGTTCACCGCGAGCTCTGGCCCCGCCAGCGCGTTGAGCAGGAGCTTTTCAGCAGCTCCGCATTCCTTGGCCTCATGCGCCGTGACACGGACATGGGCTACAAGGGCAAGCACATTGCGCTTCAGTACGGCCGCCCGCAGGGTCGTAGCCGTCAGTTTGCGAAGGCGCAGGCCAACACCACCTCGAGCCAGTTTGAAGAGTTCTTCGTCAAACCGCTCGACGATTACGCAATCGTCAAGCTTGAGGCGAAGCTTGTGCGCAGCTCGCGCAACCCCACCGAGGCGTTTATT